GCTTGTGAGATTTTAGTTTCTAATGGTAGTCTTGCAGATGTCCATACTACAGATGCACCTAATGATGCTTGGGTTGTTAAGTATACTGTTGATGATAAGACTCTTTTAGATTTAACTAGAGGTACAAAAACTAAACTCTTTGATATGTACTATGATAAGTTCAGCAAAGGTCTAAAGAGTATAGAGTATGGTAGTGGAACTGTTAGTCCTAAGTTATGGGGATATCAATCAAAGACTGCTAAAAGGAAAAAGAAAGTAAGGTAAAACCAAATTCAACTTTTAATTCCAAAATATCCCGATAAAAAATCGGGGTATTTTTTTGCTCTGTAGGGTCGATGTAACAAATTTACATATTAACTTGACTAAATAATTAAAATGTGTTACTATTAACACAATCGTTCATCCCCCTTCGACAGGGGACGCAAGTAAGCCGACTCGGAACGGAGCGTTCATCCTTATGGAAGTTTTACTCAGCACTCTTTTAACATGTGAATATGCTACAGGTCTTGTCGATCAGATATACCGCCAGCATACTGAAACACCAAAATCTGAACTTGTTCAGATTGTGGCATCTAGTACTGAACCAGACTGCTTTGAGGACGCAAAAGTTGACTAAAGGAACGGAGTAAAATCCCTACTACTTTGGAGTAAAACAATGGCAAAAGTCACTTACCGTGGAAATGAGTACGATACTGAGGAGTATCGTGCTATGCTTATCGAAGAGCATAACAAAACTAGAAACTACGATCTAATGTATCGTGGTATCAAAGTTAGAAGCAAGGCATCACCTTGTTCTTAAGTTCCACCGAACATATAATTAAGGAAGGGGTTGAACCCCTTCTTTTTTTATGCTATAATTTATTGCAGAGAAGTTATTTTAATGAGTTCTAGAGGAAAAAGATTAATTAAGATGTTAGAGAGGTTGCTTTCTAAAGATCATCTTTATAGTGATGATGAGGTAAAATTGATGAAAAGTCAATTAAGGACTCTCAAAGAAGAACTTTCTTCTATTAATAAATGTACAAAAGGATTTGGTAAATGAATGTAAAATTAATCAGAATGTGGTCTGGTGAAGATGTAGTAGCAGACCTTGTTAAAGAAACTGAGGATTCTATTACAATAACTAATCCTATTGTTGCTGTTCCTTCTGGGCAAGGTCAAATGGGGTTTGCTCCTTGGTCTCCTCTTCTTGAAGGTAGAGATGTAGAGTTAGAGGTGACTAAGAAATATGTTATCTATATTAATATGCCACAAGAGCAAATTGTTGAACAGTATAATGATATGTTTTCTCCTGTTGCAACTCCACCTAGAAAGAAACTTATTTTGTAATTATGAATGTTAAATTTGTAAGTATCACTCCCGATGCTGAGAAGATGATGGCGTATATCGCTAGGGTATCAAATCCATCCAATCAGCAAAATGAGAATTATTCGGGGTTATTAAAGTATTGTATTAAACATAATCATTGGAGTGTATTTGAACAATCCTCAATGACTCTTGAAATCGAGACTACGAGGGGATTAGCGGCCCAGATTTTGAGGCATAGGAGCTTTACATTTCAGGAGTTCTCTCAGAGATATGCTGATACAAAACTCTTAGATACTGAGATTCCTGTACCAGATTTGCGTAGTCAGGATACAAAGAATCGTCAGAATAGTAATGATGATATTCCACAGGAGAAAAAAGAAGAGTATCAGGCACTAATCGCAAGACACTTTGAGGATTCTATGAATCTCTACAATTCTCTACTATCTGAGGGAGTCGCAAAGGAATGTGCTAGATTTGTGCTTCCACTTGCCACTCCAACCCGTCTGTATATGACTGGTTCGTGCCGTTCTTGGATTCACTACATTAATTTGAGATCTGCACACGGTACACAGAGAGAGCATATGGATGTTGTGGCAAAGGCAAGATCTATATTTGTAGAACAATTTCCTTCAGTTTCTGAAGCACTTGAGTGGGTTTAATCATGGCAATTAATGATGACATCAAAATCACTATCAACTTCAATGAGTTGGTAGAAGCAAGAGCAATGCTCTTGTCTCAGTATGAAGATTACTCAAATGCGGTAGCATCTGGTGAGTACCTTGATAAGAATGATATAGATAGAATAGCAGTCAAACTAAGGGATACTGTCACTTGGGATGCACTCTGGTTTATGGTAGATAGTTCTATACTAGATTATATGGGTTTAAAAGATCCAAATAAAGCTCATTATGGTGAGAGAACTATTGAATCCCTTGATGTAACAATGGAGAAGGAACAGAAAGAAAGAGAGAAAGAGTTTAAGAAAAATTTTGAGATGGTTAAACTAGAATCATCATCGTGGACGATTGAAGTACCTATGAGGAAGTAAATGCCAGTATACCCAGTTATTAATCATAAAACAGGTGAAAAGAAAGATCTGAATCTGACAATAGCTAATTATCAAAAATGGAGAGAAGAAAATCCTGAATGGGATAGAGATTGGACAGATCCTGAAAATTTTCCGTATATTGGCAGATATCCTAGAAGGGCATTAATTAGTGATGCTGTTGCTGGTGACACAAGTGCTTGTGATATCGTCAAAGAACTTGAAGCACCAGGTACAGAGGCTAGGCTGCAGGCAAAGGATATAGATGCTTTAAGTAGAGGTAAATCTAATACTGAGATAAGACCAATAGATCCTGCATTTGATAAGGGTGCGGATGCTTCTACCTTTAAAGCACCCGATCTTAAATCATAAACATAAATAAATTTACAATATTTTATAATCATGGCAACGTATCCAGTAGTAAACACAAAAACAGGTGAACAAAAAGAAGTCGCAATGAGTATTCATGATTGGGATCAGTGGTGTGCTGATAATCCTGATTGGTTAAGAGATTATTCAGATCCTTCAACAATGCCTGGTGTCGGTGAAGTTGGTGAATGGCAAGACAAGTTAAGGAAGAAAGCACCTGGTTGGAATACTATTCTGAAGAGAGCTCAAAAAGCAGCTCCAAGAAACGGTACGATAAAAACTCTTTAATATGCCTAGAAGAAAAAAGGTCGAACAACCTATTGGGGTTGGATTGACGACCAAACAAATAAAAAGAAAGAAACCAATTAATACTGATTATCTCGTTGATATTCAACCATTAACAGACAATCAAAAAAAATTGTTTGATTCTTATAAAGAACAGAAGCATCTTATTGCGTATGGTGTTGCTGGTACAGGTAAGACATTCATTACCTTATATAATGCAATAAAAGATGTTCTTTCTACAGATACTCCATATGAGAGAATATATTTGGTTCGTTCATTAGTATCTACTCGTGAGATTGGGTTCTTGCCTGGTGATCATGAAGATAAGGCAGATATCTATCAGATACCATATAAGAATATGGTGAAATATATGTTTCAGATGCCTTCTGATGCTGATTTTGAGATGCTCTATGGCAACTTAAAGGCACAGGAAAGTATTAAGTTCTGGAGTACCTCGTTTATTCGTGGAACTACATTAGATAATGCTATCGTGATTGTAGATGAGTTTCAGAACCTTAATTTCCATGAATTAGATTCTATCATCACTCGTGTGGGTGAAAACTCAAAGATTATGTTCTGTGGTGATGCGAGTCAAACTGATTTGACTAAAACAAATGATCGTAATGGTATTGTAGACTTTATGAATATCTTGCGAAAAATGACATCTTTTGATATAATAGAGTTTGGTGTTGATGACATAGTTCGCTCAGGACTTGTCAAAGAATATATTATTGCCAAACTTGAATCTGGTTTATGAAATTTGAATTTCCTATAACATGTTGTGATGATTTTTATGAAGATCCTGATACTGTAAGAGAATTTGCTCTTTCATTGGATTATGATAAGAAACCAGGAGTATATCCTGGTCTTAGATCTGAGGCGTTGTCAAAACTTAATGAAGAATTTACTTTCAAATCAGTCAACAAGATGTTATCTATGTTTGATGATTTTGATAGATCAGGTTATGAATTTAAATGTACTACATGTTTTCAGAAAATTTGGCCATTTTCTGAAAATAAAGATGATACCATAAACAATGGTTGGATACATTTTGATGGTAATACTATAGTTGCTGCTGTAGTTTATTTGGATCCTAATCCAACTGTAGATAGTGGGACTTCTATGTTTAAACCAAAAAAAGATTCTGTTATTTTTGATGATGTAGAAATTCAGGAGGTAAGGAAAACTCGTAGAGAAATAAATTCTGTACATAAACCATCCGACAAAGGATTGATTAAAAAATATGAAAATTATTTAATCAGAAACAATTCTCATTTTGAAAAAACGTTGGAGGTAAAAAATCAGTATAATAGATTGATTGCATATGATGGAATGCAATATCATGCTCAATCAAGTTATTGGAGTGAACATGAGGAATTTCGATTAACTCAGGTTTTTTTCTTAAGTGAAATGATAGCACCACAAATTTGTATACCTAAAAATAAATGCGAACGTTATGGCATTTGATCATGTTGAATTAGACCTCCCTAAACTTAATAGGGAAACCATAGATGGAGTTCGTTATTATTCTGTTCCTGGTGAAGAAGAAGGAGAACTAATGAAGTTAGTCTCTATTACTTCTGTTACTAGTCACTTTAATAAAGAGATCTTTGTTAAGTGGAGAAAGAGAGTTGGTAATGAAGAGGCAGATCGTGTTACTAAACTAGCAACAGGTCGTGGAACAGATATGCACACCCTTACAGAGTATTATCTGAAGAATGAAAACCTACCTGAAGTGCGTCCCATTTCAGACTTTTTATTTAAGATTTCAAAGGGACATCTTAATAAAATAAACAATATATACGCTCTGGAAGGACCGCTATATAGTAAAGAATTAGGTCTTGCTGGAACCGTTGATTGTATTGCTGAATATGATGGCGAGTTAGCAATAATAGATTTTAAAACATCAAAGAAACCTAAACCAAGGGACTGGATCGAACATTATTTTGTCCAGTGTATGGCATATGGATGTATGTTATAT